CAGACTTTCCGCGAATATTTAAAAATAGATACTCAATATCAAAGGTAGAAAGTTCCGCAACATTTACACCCTTTGTGCTGATGCATTCTGATAAAATTTCTACAATGGCATTTGTAATTTGTGCCATATCCTCAGATTCTAGTGCCATTACTAGAATTTTTTCTTCTCTAACCAAGAATGGACGATACTTGATTTTTTTTCCACTAGAAGGAATTTCCAACTCATAAGTTGGGGTATTGATTTTTGGTAAAGGCATAATAAACCCAAAGTTAATTCAGATGTGATTATTTATTAGGGATTTATTATTTTGCTTTAAAATTACCACCAGGTATGTTCGTTCCGCCAATATTTTTAATTACACCATCGGTATTAGGATTAGGATTAGGAACACTAGGATCTTTACCAGTGCCGGCACTACTACCAGGTGATTCTATTTGTGCAGTGCTAGTATTTCTAAAAACTCTATATCTATCGTAGTTGATAGTCACCGATACCCTAATAACTTCCGCATCACCATATTGTAAAGGTATTGATGACAAAGATTTGGGAAATGCATTGATAAGTTGATACGTCATATTTTTAGCACCAGGAGTGTGCCAATTTTTTTCGAACTTGGTTATAAAAAATCCACCAAAACTTTTATAATATTTTGGATATGCAAATCTACGGTAATATCCTACATCTTCACTGTTCGGTGTATTACTGGATCCAGAAATATAATCAATCCATGCCTCAAAAAATGTTAATATTTCATAATCTCTATCAAGATAAAAAGTGAAATCAATATCAGTGTTAACTCTTGTGTGAGCAAATTCCTGACCAACACCAACATAATTATCTTTTACTTCTCCAGTTGCATATGTTGATGATGGTAAATTCACATTCGAACAAGCAAATGATAATTTTTCTTGTAATGTAGTGTTCCATGTCAAACCATAAAACGAAAGATGTTTTATAAATGGTGTTCCAGATTCATTGCTCCCCCAACCACCAGTGATTGAAACTTGATATTGATTAGACCTTGCAAACCCCCCTTGGGCACCAGAGAGAATCTTATCCATCGTAAGATTCTGAATAGGTAATGGAGTTGCCATATCTAAATATTAGTAATAGATCCTTTGTTATTTCTATTTAGATGTCATATAAGGGAAAATATCAACCATCGTATCCAAAAAAATATAAGGGTGATCCAACAAATATAATTTATCGTTCTCTTTGGGAACGTAAGTTTATGGTATACTGTGATCTAAATGAAAACATTATTGAATGGGGATCCGAAGAAATTGCATTGCCATATCGCTCTCCTCTAGATAATCGTATTCATCGTTACTTCCCAGATTTTTATATCAAGGTACGAGAAAGTAATGGAACACTCAAGAGATATTTGATTGAAGTGAAACCAAAGAAACAAACGATGGAACCAAAAGTTCAGAAGAGAAAAACGAAAGCATATATCTACGAAGTTACAGAGTATGCCAAAAATATGGCAAAATGGAAAGCAGCAGAAGAATTTTGTAAGGATCGTATGTGGGAATTTAAAGTTCTAACAGAAGATGAACTAGGTATCAGATAATGGTGCAACCAACAGACGATAAAGAAAATAGAATTCGCTCTGTAATGAATAACATTGTTGGAACTGAAGATCCAGATGATGTCATGCTTGAATTAATTAGTGCCTTGGAAGAGGGTGGAAAAGTCCCAGAATCTGGTAATTATTACGTATTTGTGTATCAACCAAAAACTCCAAATATACAATATGATCAAAATCCTCTCGTGGCAGTGACTGATGTGTTCTCCTGGGGATTTAGAGGAATTAATTTTCATTGGGGAGAAGTTCGCCAATATACATATCAAGAAATTGTTGGGCAGATCTACGAGATTTATACTGATGAACTTGCAGATGCACGAGAACTTCCTTTTGCAAAATTCCGCCTAAATAGTTGATAATAGAGTAGGTCGATAAAATTTAATGGCAAACATCAATGCTTATACAAATCCTGCACAAAATAAAGCATATAATGATGCTATTGCCGCAGGGAAAAGTCCAGCAGAAGCTGTAGAAGCTGCACAAGCTGTAGCTAGCACATACACCTACACTTATCAAGGTCCTACGGAAGTAGTTGGGGATACTCCACTTAAGGAAGGTTCAATTCTAAGATATCCTTATGAAGCATTAACAGAAAATACAGATTATTTCAGAGTTATTATTAAGGAAAAACAAAACAGCGGACAGTTAGTCGAATCTAGTAAAACATACACAAATACAGTAAAACAGACATACACTCCAAATAAAATAACACTAGCAAAAGAAACTCTTGCACCTGGTGGAATGATAATACTACCAATTCCATCAAATGTAAATGACAATAATTCAGTTTCATATAATGCTGGATCAATGAACAACATGACAAAGGCGATGTTGCAAGGAAGTATGGAACTTATGGGTGAAGGGTTTGGAGCATTAGATCCCAATAAGTCAAAGGAAATTATTGAGAGAGCAGGAACTTCTACTGGTTTAACTGCTGGGGTTGCAAAGAATTTAGTGCAATCACAACTTGCGGCACAAGCAGCAAATGTATTTGGTTCTAACGTATCAATATCTCAATTACTGGCAAGATCTGGTAATAAAATTTTTAATCCAAATATGGAGTTACTATTTGATGGTGTTAAATTAAGATCTTTTAATTTCCAGTTTAAAATGACTCCAAGAGATAAAGCTGAATCTGATCAAGTCAAATATATTATAAGATCTCTAAAGCAGAATATGGCACCGAAGATGGTTCAAGATGGTTCCCTGTTCATCAAAACACCAAATGTTTTTGAATTAAGTTATATGAGAGGATCTGGCATTCATCCATTTTTAAATTCATTTAAACAATGTGCTCTTACTGATATGAAAGTTAATTATACTGCAGAAAATGTATATGCTGTATATGATGATTCAACACCAATTTCTATGATTCTTGATTTATCATTCCAAGAATTGGTTCCAGTTTATGCGGAAGATTATTCTAATACACCACTAGGAGTAGGTTACTAAAATGGGATACTTTAGAGAACTACCAAATATAGATTATCTTTCTCCTCTTCTAGATCGTAACAATTCAGATGAATATATTGAGGCAAAAAATCTTTTTAAAAGAGTTAAACTCAGAGATGATATACAAAACTCACTAACAAGTTTTGAAAAATATCAAATTGGTGATGATATGAGACCAGATCAAGTTGCGGATGAATTATATGGATCAGTAGATCTTGACTGGGTTGTACTAATCTCTGCTGGTATTACAAATGTACGAGATCAATGGCCTCTATCAAGTAGAGACATTTATGAATATGCATATGATAAGTATGGATCTGATCTAAATGCGACTCTTTATTACGAAACTATCGAAGTAAAAGATAGTAAAGGAAGAATCATTCTTCCAAAAGGACAGGTTGTTGATTATAACTTTAAGTCACCAAAACCAAAAACAGATACAGAACCAACAACTTCCTATGTTAAATTCTGGGACAGTGGATTGGAACAAATGGTCACGAAGACAAACATAACAAGACCAGTTTCTAATTATGAATATGAAACTGCAGAAAACGAAAAGAAAAGATCAATCTATGTTCTTAGGAAAGGATATATCCAACAATTCCTAAATGATACTCGTGATTTACTTACATACGGCAAATCAACGCAGTACTATAGAAATTCTTCTGGAGAAATTCTTAAGAGAAGTGATAATATAAGAATTAAATCACCATAAAAGATCTAGTTTCTTATCAAACACCATTACATATCGGTGCTTACGAGATCTTTCTTTCCATTCTCCAGGAAGTCCTTTAACACTACCTCGGGAATGCTTCGTTCCATCTGCAAAATAGAAATCTTTCTTTGCATCTGATAGACCGCAATACTTGAAATTGCAAGCCCGATAGATTGTGCCACTATGATGGTCGCTATCAGCGTATGAGATAATTGCTTTGACTTCTGTTTCGCTTCTAAATCTCTTAATCGCCTTTGATACGAACCAAGAAGTGATATTATACTCTCCCTCTTGAGTATCGGGGTGGATGCAGAGTCTTGAGAGTTCGAATAATCCTTGTTGTTCATGACGTTCTAATCCAAAAGCACCTTTTGCAATTTCAGGAACAGGGAGACCTGTAAAAATACAGACTCCTTGAATACCACCAAGATTTAGTGGAGAAAAATCATTATTTTTATATAGACCGTAATTGTATCCAGACTTAAAGGTTTTTGATATATCCTTAAGATAATGAAACCGCAGAAGTAACTCTGCGGCTTCGGATTTACTTACTCGGTCAATGTAGTAATCAGATTTCACTTGAAAAGTAAGTTAATATATGCTGCCACAACTAAAAGTGTGAGGCAGATTTGGTTATAGTTCACTCTTCGGCAAGACGTGCGAAGTACGAGAGAGTGTCATCATCTTCATCTTCATCAGAAGAAGAGGAGCGAGTAGGTTGCAGATCATTCAGTTCAGAACGGAGATCCTGAGTAAGTTCACGGACGGAACCACGAGAATCATCTTCATCCTCAACTTCGGGATCCAGGCGAGGAGCACTCTTAGCACCCAGAACATAATCAAGGCGCTTCTTCAGCGTATCATAGTCCTTAAATTGATCGGCACCAACAAAGTCTTGCAGAGAATACTGGCGCTTCCAGATTGCTTCCATGGCGTCATCGTCATCCAGGAGAGCATCAGGGCGAGCAAACTCGCTAGAGTCGTAGTTGCGATAACCAGCAACATTCTTTGCCTTCAGTTTGAAGTTGGCACCTTGCCAGAAGTCAAACGGATCGATTGCTTCCTC